TCTGCGTTGGCTTCTTTGAAAACCCAAGTTTGATGGGGCCGATATTTTCAGGCCCTATTACGTAAAGAAAGCTTGTTGTCATAAATATACCTAAAGACATTATAGGATATTTATTAAATGGTTGAAGTAACTCACACGGCATCTTTACCGGCGAGCACTGAATGGGCACAAATCCATCCTCTTTTAGATACCGATACTGGTGGCTACGCTAAATTCATGTTCAATTATGTCATTGTTCGTAATGGCGTACAGCAGGTCGGTGAAATAGACATCAATGATAATGGTGTGTCAGTTGAGAACGACCATGAGTGGACAGTAATTCCGGTTGGGCAAACTATTGATGTTTCGTTTGATATTTCGCATTTCAACGGCAATCGAGTTGTACGATATAAAACCGTTGGTGCAGGTGGGTTCACTATTAAATTCCAAATAGCCCATAAGATTGCGTAGGATTCCTCATGAAAGAATTTAAAATCAAAAGAAAGCCATTCTTTTATGATGCACAATTGAAACGCTACATGGTTCAAATTGCAGGTGCATTCGCTGGGTATCAGGTAATGACCGGCAAACAGGCAGATGGCAAACCCCGTTATATCGACATTCCCGTAATCTATGGAACATATGATAGAGTGGTTGGTTATATTCAGGGTAACGGTAATATGAATACCGTGCTGTCAGTACCGTTGTTTTCATTGGAGATAGGAAGTCTTCAACAGAAAGCAGATTCGCGCAGAGCACCCTCCTATGTCGATCATACGGCATATAGGGAACGCATGCCCCACTCAATCAGTGAAGGTGATATGACGGTTCCAACTGATGGAACCAGTAACGCCTATGATACCAAAATGGTTGAACGTTATATGCCAGTCCCATATGAGTTGACTGTCAATTTGACCGTTTGGGCTTCCAATCAAGATCAAACCTTTCAGATTGTCGAACAGATCGGGCAACAATTCAATGATGAAATGGATATTCAATTATCTAATTCGCCACTCGATTGGACATATCTATCCACATTGAAATTCTTGGGCGGATTTGATTTCTCCCGTGGTGCCAAGGATATTGGTGGTGGTGGTGGTGAAGATGAATATCATCTAACTGAGATGTCATTCGTGATTACGGTTCATATTAGCCCACCGGTAAAAGTATATGCTGCTAAATTGATTGAAGAAGTACACGTTAATATTCGTAGTTTGAATGAAGCATTGGAAACCAATGATTGGTCCTCTCAAGACTTGATTGATGGATTCATAATAAAGGCCGAAGATTAAATGTCACTATTATTAAGACTGTTTGAAAAAGTCGATATTGTCTCGATGTCATTAGATATGGAAGCGTCCCGCATGGTTCCTATACTATTGAGTATATTAAAGATGGCTCCCGACTATGCAGCGAAGTTGGCTGACCGTTATGGGGGATCGGAAAGTTCTCTTTCTGTGGCATTGGAAGGTATATGTACACAAACACTGCATTCTTTTACTTCAAATGTTGGAAATTTGCGGGTTGCTGTAAAAAATAAAGATGATCGAGTAGTATGGGTACTGCGATTGGCTAAAATTGATTATGCGGTGGAAATGATCCGACAGGCATGCATAATGTTTACGGGGGAACACAAGATGAATATACATAATTGTATCACCGCATTCCCTTTCGTTCGTAAATTGAAAGGGAAAATGGATATGTTGGAATTCAATGATACCATTGCTAGTTTCGATGCCGGATATAAAATTTCGGTATTGGCGCGAACGCTGGATCACTTCTATTCACAAAATATTCCAACTATCAATGCGCACGTGTTACAATATCAGGGCATTGCTGAATTGAAAGATGAATTGACCAAGATTGAAGAAGCGTACAAAGCAAAATTTAGTCAATATATTCCCATGACTGGTGATGAGGCAATTATCAAATGGTATAATAAAGGCACGGCGGCTTGGGTCAATCTGGAACAAGCATCGTGTGATGTAGAAGCTGATGCTATGGGGCACTGTGGCAACTCGCCGAGAAGCGATAGCTCCGATACTATTCTGAGTTTCAGAGAAGTCATAACTGATGGGGAGAACAAATTCTGGCATCCTCATTTGACATTCATTCTAACTACATATGGTGCGTTGACAGAAATGAAAGGTCGAAAAAATGCAAAGCCTATAGAAAAATATCATCCATATATCATAGACTTACTAAAAATGCCAATGATTGAAACAATGGATGGTGGTGGGTACATGCCAGAAAATAACTTCTCATTGTTTGATTTGGATGAAAAGACACAAAACGCACTATTGGCGTTGAAACCAAAATTGATACATCCTCTCACCATGTGGTTGGATGGCGGAAATGATAGCAGTGGTAATTTGCGACATGAAATAGAAATGGTAACAGGATACTCTGCGAAGGTTGATGGTCATGGCATTATGCAGACAGGTGAATACACCGTTTCTGATATAGAATCTTATTTTAATAATGATGCATTTGCCGTTGCCGCGCAGAAAGAATTTCCCAAGCTGCTAACTAAAGAACAAAGTGAAATATTTACTTCAATAGTTGGTGGAATGTTGAAGGGTGATGCGGATGAAGATGATCTACAAGGCTTTATAGAAGATTCATTTACTTCACAACAAGCGATTGGTATTTATAATTCTGTTATTCGCGTATTGCATAATAGTATACATCCGCGTATTAAAAAAGCACTGACGGATACTATGGGTAGTGTAATAACCAATCAGGATGAATTCGAATTCATTTCAAAAGAACAGACGGAAATGGTACAAATGTCCAGTCTATCCAAGGCATTATATCGTGATGGCAATGATTTGTACAAAAAATATATTTATTCGGTGCTACGCGAGTTTGTTTATGACGTTTCCACTACTCTAACATCCTGTCTTTATGCCAGTAATAGAGGCACCGTTGTGGTGGGTTATCTGGTTGATGACACTCCTCTTTCGGAAACTCCTCTTGAGATTCATCTATCACGAGACGATTTTGATGACTATTACGATGGCGAACAATCAATATCGGACCGATTCCATGATATGTTTGCTGAAAGGGGGTATGATTTTGAATTAAATAGTAATGATATAGCATATTTCAATTCTTCCAGTGACTGGTCAGACGGGGAAGCAATGGAACATGCCGAAGCAGCCATCAACGTATTATTCCATGGTAAATTGGATATAGATCATTTGGACGTAAAAACCAAAGCCAATATTGAAATTGAGATGTACGAAGCTCTCACCGGTAAAAAATATTCATATGATGATTAATCACATCACAAAGATGCGACCATGCATTACTGAAAAGATGTCTGGTATATAATGAGCTTCAAGATCACGGGCATACATGTTTGCTATCTCTTCAAACTCACCAAGCCGATCTTTATCCATGGTGGGAATATAAGCACTGTTTTTGACTTTAAACGCCTGTGGACTATCTATGATTGATATCTGGCCAGTGACCATATATTGCGCAATCAACTCATTGCTAACTTCAAACCAGTCTCGGATGTTTTTGTCACGGGCTGATTTAAAGGTCAGGTGTGCTTGACAGAAGTTTTTATATAATAATTGATTGTATCTGCTTGAATACGGATTTGAGCCTGATGTGCCTTGTCTGGTGACTGCCTTAATACTTATTTCTTCCCCAAATCCGGCAGCAAGTAATGAGTTTACCATCTCGCCCACATATCGTTCTAGTTCTGTATACCGAATGTATGCGGTGTCGTTCTTATTAGCATATTTGGAAATAACATGCCCGATGCGATGAGCCATGATCCATGGTGTCATTGGTCGCCATTCAGCCCCCTTGTTGTTAGTATACACAATGAAGATGCCATCAGGATCATTACCCATGTCCTTTGTAACCATTTCATGTAATTCCGCATCCAAATTTGTTTCGACCCAATCCGAAGTAACTCGTCCAACTTCAGTATGTCGATTTGCTTTTGCCGTGTTTACAAAATACAGATATAAATTCTCATCAATGTGTTCGAACTTTTTCTTAACATGTTCAATGCGTTTGGGATTAGTGACCATATTACGGTCTGCTGCTTTTCTAAAACTACTGTTACGGTCAAAGTCCCCAACAGTTTGATAGTCAGCAACAGGCGCTTCTGCTATTTGTTTAGTGAAGCTGCCAGATCGCAATGCTTCCCAAAAATCTCGACCACCATTGGTATATTCAATTATTTCATCACCGGGCAAATACCACCAACCATTCATGACATCATATTCATCATCGAATTCTGATAAGGCTTTCAGATCAGCTGACCAATTCCATGGTTCTATTTTATCACCCTTCTCACCGTCATAGAAACCAAACTCATTTGATCTGGTGATGAATACAAATGCGGTGTCTTCCAAAATGCCATGTTTTAAAAATCCATCGGGGTAATTGTACAATAGCTCTTGTGCTTCTGCTGCCGATAGGTTTTCTTTATATCCAGCACTGATGTCACCATCACCGGTAAAAATTGTTCCAGATGGAACCATGGTGGTTTCT